TGCTTTGCACTACGCCCTAGTACGTGGTGCAATTGATATCGAGCACCACTGTATTCTTCACCGTACAATTCCCACAAATTAGACTCTGCAAATTCTGCAATACTAGCCATCCATTTCTTTTGCTTTGTGTTTGCTGGTTTATTAGCCATTTACTTAACCTTATTTTGTGCTGTATAAATTAACAATTGCCTTAAATCCTTCTTTCTACACAAAACACAACTAACTATATGTTGAATAAGCTAATTGCTTTTGTGGAAAGGCGGATCATACCCCCTTATTGCAGTGTTAGTAAGCGCCCTTAGCTGTATTGCTATCTGCGCTATCACCATTCTTACATGTTATGTATTTAACTAGGTCGTCATCTTCTACGCCTATCGAAAATATCCCTTCACGGTCAGCGCAATATTTTTCAGCTAGTTCTATATCTTTCTGTGTAATAATCTTTTCACATGCGCTAACTAACAACGCACTCAAAAGGACAATTAACAGTTTGCTGTTTTTCATAATATTATACTCCGTAATTAAATTTGTATTCGTGGCAGTTAATTGCCATTTAGCTTTAGGTTATGCAAAGTTCCGTTTTATCCATCTAACACCCTCAGTATGCAGTCGATAGATTTTAGCGCAGTACATACGAAAGTATTTATTATTGATAACTGTTACCTTATCTAGCCTTTGCAACTCCTTACAGCCACATGCACAGGTTATTCGTTTCTTTGTGCGTAATTGCTTTATCTTCATGTTATCGCCTTAGAATGCGCTCGTCCTTGAGCTAGTAACCATTTAAAAAGGGATGTTATCATCGAAATCAACCGTCGGATCAGCTACGTTATTACTTACCGCTGCATTTGTTTGCTCTCTAGCTGTAACTGTATTTCGCTCGTCTTTATCTTCGATTGAATCAGCGTATTGAGCGAATGATTTAGCCTCACTATTACTAATAGATTCTTTTACTGTTTTACCTGTTTGAATATTAGCAGGGAGCTTGAATTCAAACTTATAACCGTCTTGACCAGCATTAGCACCTGATTGTTTTGTGTAATCAACGCGCTGAACAACGCCCTTCAATCCTTTATTAAGCAATTCATGGCAATTGCCTTCGTTACTAATATTTAACTGTTGCGCGCCAGTAGCGCCCATTATAGCCTGAATCATTTTATTCCCGAACTCGTTTTGATTGCCATCACCCTTAACAAAGTTAATAGAAACATAATTAAGCTTTAACCCTTCGCGCGTCTCAAAATCCAATTCTAAAAACTCAGCGCTATTGCTCAGGCTTTTAGTAAATTGCGCACGAACGATCTTAAAATCATAACCGCCCGACTTAGTAACATATTGACCACCGCCGATTTGTGCCGCTTCTTCTTGATTGTAATTAAACTTGTTCATTTTTTTGCTCCAGATTGTAGTATTCAACTATTGTGTTATCGATCATTAATAAATCATTATCTATATTCATTTCTTCAAACATACCCATAGGGCTTTTTACTGTGTTACTGCCGTTATTTTGCGTTGCGAATGTATAATTACCATCACACACACCAGCACCTAAAACTATTGTAAACATCCCTTCTATTGTTATTTTTTCATCAAGCATCTTACCTATTGTTTTAATCTTCGTTTTTCCACCCATATCAGTCTCAACGTGAGACATAAAATATACTCTCATATCACCAGCGACAGATTGCGCATGATTTATAATCGACCAAGCATTAAACCCAATATCATTAAACTTGTCGTATGACTTCTCTTTACTTCGGCGCATGTACTCGTTAGCCATTACATACTGAAAGTCATCAATAATAAACATTTTCTTACCGGCTTTAGCTGCGCCAGTGATTAACTTAATCATCATTTCTGCATTATCAGTGGCTTTTATTTGTCCTCCCTCTTTACTCATTTCTGTAAATGAATTGCGGAATGGTAAACGCTTTCTTATCGGTTGAACTATTACCGTGTCAGCAGGGTTAAGATTGCGCATACTTGTTGACTTACCGCAGCCGCTCTCACCTAAAATTAAAACTGGAACACCCATTAGAAACTCACCTTTTCTTTATCTAACTCTTTTAAAAACAACATCGCTTGCTGCTCAGGGCTTGTTAGCTCATCACCATTAAAGTAATGCTCCACGCCTTTTACTGTTATTGTGATCGTTGATTCATCCATTATTTTTTACCTTGTGAAAGCTTACCAGTATATAAAACATTATCTTTATTTTCTTTAGAGTTTATCCTTGAATCGCATTGATGAATGATAGCATTAAGACTGTATACACAATGAACTAACCTCTTAGATTCAAAACTAAAATCCTTATTATAAACACTTAGGCTATTTGCTTTTTCTTGCATCAACACTAAGCACTCACTCGCATAACTTCTGATATTTAATAGCCTTTCATCTTGTGCAAAAGCATCAATATAAAGGCCTTTCCATGTGTAGCAAAACGAGAATTTAAAAGCTGCATTCACGACACCACCCCTTTTAAATTATCAAAATGACACACAACGCCATGGACTGATTGATTAATTAAATTACTAAGCTCTATTTTCTGCTTATCAGTAAGAAGCAATAAAAAAGCCTCTAACTCTTCACTATTATCAATATTACTATCAATTGCTGTTGATATTTTATCAGCTAACTTTATTGTGTTTATTTTCGTTGTTAGTTCGATCATCTTTCTTCACCCCCATTCAGACCATCACATAAGTGAAAGCATTCCTCTAAACTTTCACAGTGCGTTAATTTTGTTATACCGTTACTATCCACGACTAATACATCATTATTTACATTAGGAATAAATCTTTTCATTATTAAACCTTTTGCTTAACCGTTTTGTGTAACTAACAATAGCACACTGATTTATGATTGCAAACTATTTTATGGTTAATTTCCATATTATTTTATGGTTGATTTATTTACACCTTTATTGTAAGGTTAGCTTAACTTAATTAAATAGAGTAAAAACAATGCCTGTAAATGTAAAGACGAACGACAAGACCACTGACCAGCTAACTAAGCTATCAGAAAAAAGAAAGGCCGAACACGCCCAAAACAAAAGTAAACAAGATATTGTTGCTGAATTAGTAGAAGTAGCCTTTAAAAAGGAATGCAGATAATGATTGAACTTTACGTAAAGCTACCTGAATTAGTTAGCTATATATGGACGTTTGCAGCGCTTGTTTATTGCGTTAATTCAGGCATAAAAACCTACCTATTCTTTTTAGATAAAAAACTAGATAAATTAAAATGGAAATAACTATGAAAAATAAAATATACGGCGCGTGTTTTTTCGCTTGGGCTTTTATGGGTAGCTATATCTTTTTGCTTTTAGCTAGCGGTGGTATCTAATGGTAAATAAACTATACGAACCTGAACAAGCCAAAGAAATTAAAAAACGAATTGAGAGTATAGCGCTAGTTAAAAAGAACAAAAAAGCTGTATCTCGCCGTTGTGCTGATGAAATAAAAGAAGATATCGACTTACAAAAACTATTAGACCATGACGACAAGTTATATTTTGAAGAAGTTTACAAATCAATCAAATAAAAATAGCCAGTGTTAAGCTGGCTTTTTATTATACCATATCCAAGCGTGAGAACTCACTCGTATTCTAGCACAGTTAAATTTTCCTCGTAAAACCTTTTAGATACCAAGCTCAACACCCCAAGCACTTCAACAGGTGTTAAGTGTTCGGTTGCTATTTCTTCTATCTGTTTTTCTATAGCTGTGATTAATGCGATGCTACTCGGGCTTTTTACTTTATCCAACTTAGATATATTGCTCATTTGTATTGCCTTTAATTGTTTGCTATATTTACCTCAGCGCTGGTTAACTTTAACTTTTTAATTATGTTAAGTGTATTCTAAAAACCAATCTAATAAACGCCAGCGCTAGTTTTTCTTTCTTTCTCCCTCGTTACCCTTGCCTCCCATAATTCGATCAAAGTCTTGAGCCAATGACTTACCCCATTGATGCTTGTTTTTACTGTTCGGCTTTCTCTTGTTTGGTTTCATTATTGATTACCTTATAGGTAGTAGCTGAAATTAATAATCGCCATTATCGAAATATATAATGCCATCTCTATCTTGTAGCTCTTTTACACGGCACTTCTTTAGCGGTTCAACATTAGGCCATTCCTTTTTTAGTGCTTTATATGCAGCCTCTTCGTTTATAGCTTTTATTATTGCAGTACCACCAAGCCATAACGCTGTAAAATTGAATTGATATAATTTACTTTTCATTCTCTTACTCTCTTATGTTAGTTATTAAATTGCTTCGGTAATCACTTCATAATTAGTTATTTCAATTCGTTCATCTGTTTCTGACTGACAAATTAAATCTAGTCGCTCAGAAGGGAAGGTGTGAATATCATTAACCATATCAACAAGCTCTTTTGCTGTTTCTGGCATATCATAACCAGTTTCTTTACTTACTGTAATTTCATATGTTTTAGTTTCTGTTACGTTAAAAACCATTTTTTCTATATTCATTCTATTACTCCGTTTAGTTTTGATGTAAATACCACCTTATTTTAGGCAATACTATCATTTAGACACCTATAAACCCGATAGGCATGCTTTTATATTATTCACATTATCATTCAATCTTACTAAACTACTTATCAGGAGAGTTTTTTACAAGACTCGTTACTTGGATATACATCGTACGTTTAATTTTCCTGTTTATTGCAAACCCTTAATGACGTAGGTTTACAAACACCGTGTCTAATCCACTTATCTG